TCCCTAAAATATGTACTTGCTGTTCTGCCTTTTACAGTGTCAGTTATAACAGTTGTTGTTGTGCCATCATTTTCTATGGTTTGAATTGTTAATGCAACTTCAGCACCATTTATGTCGCCATTATCTTCAAATTTTTGCAGTGTAGGAAAACCAACAGTTACTCTTACAGCATCAATATTCGTATCTGTTATCTGCCTTGAAACTGGTGTTGATTGTGTAACTGTTACACCTACACTAGTTTCTGATTCTGTTTCTGTAATACCAGCAATAGCTGTTTGATCTGAAGTTCCAAATCTAGGCACAAAAGAAATATTTTGAAAGTTAAAATCTTCATCATTTGGACTTGTGCCAGCCGCTTGTTGTAAAACCTGAGTGCCGTTAAGAAATACGTCCTTTAATGCAGAGGTATTATATTCCGTTGAACCTTTGCTACCTGTAGCACTTGGAAATCCCTCCAGTTCTCCGCTCCCTAGTAATTCAATCAGGGTTTGAAATTGCTTTGACTGAAGCGCATCTTTGGGTAAGTTAGGATCTGGAATACCTAAAATTTGCGCAACAAGCGGAAGCATACCTGAGGCCATTGCAAAAGCCATTATGTTGTACCCTCCACTTGAACAGTATCAATTCCAGAACTGATTACAACTGAACCTGTAAAAACTTCTCCATATATTATAGGCACTGGAACACCAGCCCTAGCTACGTTTTGAATCGACCCAAAACCAAAAGATTGAAATGTAGGATCATTTTGTGAAAAGCTATCAGCCATCACACCACTTGGTATATCTTGGCGAGGCATTAATAAATTTGTAGCTTCATTAATTAACATATTTGTTCCAATTGCAGTTAAAGAAGTTGAAACTACTGTAGCCAATAATGTACTTCCTAATAATGTAGTTCCTACAGCCGCACCACCAGCTAACAAAGCTCCTCCAATCGCTGCTTTGACAGACCCAACAGCAACAGGAATAATCTGTATATCTTCCTCACTTTGTAAATTTAATAAATCCTCTGTAATATCCATACCGCCCATTTTTATTTTATATATTTGATTCATCATGTGATTTTCAACCTCTGGAAAGTTTGCGATTAAAAAATGAAATGCTTGTTTTGGACTTGCAACAGCCGCTTCAAAATAAGACTGCCCAAGAAACTTTCTTAATCTCCCATAAACTTTAATTTTTTTAAGCTTCATATCTATAAACCTTTTTTGTGGCCTCTATATATCTTAAATCATATAATTCTCTACAACTCAACTGTCTTATGTTGTGATGCAATATTGTTTGATCGCCAATATATAATGCAACGT